CTCGGAGAGTCTGAAGATGCGCTGATGTCTACCGCATTAGGAATAAAATTAATTCCCTTTAAGTAATATGTTTGGTCTGTTATTGTTGCCATGCTTTATTTTTTAGGTGCTGGTTTCTTTGCCTTTGAAAACGCTTTTACTGCTCCTGACTTAATACAGCCTTTTGCAGTGCTTTCTGGCATTTCTATGACGTCACCTTTTTTGTAGCGACCCCATTTTTCAAGTACTACTTCAACTTTTTTCATAATTAAGCTGCTGTAATAGCTGTTTTGATCGTTGCGATGTCATCATAAATAAACGCTTGTTCGTCAAGGTTTTTAACGAATGCGTGAAAGCGAGACTCTCCTAGAATTACAAATTGATTTCTAATGAAATCATCATTTACATACCCAATCTTAACAGTATACCCTATGTAGTTAGTAGTATTATACTTACTCATATCCGCAATGAAGATTTTCCCTGCTGGAATTGATCTTTCTGGGATAATTGTAAGCCCTCCAATATTAACTTGATTAAATAAACTTGCCGTTGGATATAATGGATTCCCGTCTGTATTTTTAGCAGATACAAATTGAATATAGAAATCAGCTGGATTCACAACACATAAAGAAGGCATAAAGCTTACTTCATCCTCGTAATTATGAGTAGTGTATATATCTGTAACACCTGCGTTAATAACGTCCATAATGTTTGGATTCTTAACAGCGTTAGCTAGTGCACCTGCTGTAAAAGCTCTTCCATAAAGTGTTGCGCCCTTTGGATTCGGTGCTACATCGTCACCAAATAAGATTCCACTTTGCTTCTTTAAATCGTGCTTTTTTCTTAAAAAGTCATTAGCAACCGATTGTAAGCCTACTACATCTTGAACAGATTCATCTGTCAACCTAATCCATGCAGCAGTTTTAACTGGTTGTGCATATCTAGTTTCCCAAACGAAATCAGTTTGCGGCTTTAAAGCCCCTTCTGCAACAAAAGTATAATCGCCATCCTTTGGCTTAGCTTCAGTATATGGATATGCTGCTAAACTTGTACTAATGTTAGAAGTTAAACCTAGTAACTCTGCTCCTCTCAAGTTCACATTAGATAATGGTGCTTGCTGTGTACCTGTTAAATTAGGTGGATTTGTATTAACCCCTGTCGCTGTTGTGATATTTCCAACAACTTTAGAAACAAATTCAACCATTCCGCTACCAGTAGCTTTAATTGACTTAATTTTATCAAAGTTATCTTCAATAAACTTGTCAACTTCTTGTTTAAAGCTTTGCCCCATAACGCCGCCTGCTTCACCTAACTTAGTGATCTTCACGCCTTGTTCTTTTACAATTTTTTCGATTCTTGTGTTTTCTGCCTTTGCAGTGTCAAGAGCCGTTTTTAATGCACCCATCTCTTCAACTGCTTTCGTTAAAGCTTCTGGGTTCATTTCTTTTAAGGCTTCCGCAACTTTTGCATCTATTGCCTTACCAGTTTCTGTTTCTACTTTAGAAATCAGTTCTGTAAATTCTTCTTCAGTCATCTTTTTAAATTTTTAGATTAATATTTTTTATTGCTTCGGTAATATTGAAAGTGTCTGCGACGGCTTTCGGTGGAGTGTCTTGCGACGGCTCTGTTTTAATACTTTGTGTTGGTGTAATTGGATTACTTCCCATTGGCACGGCTGACCCTTCTACCACTTTCGCTTCGGTTACCGCCCAAAATACTCCAGAGGCATCTGCCTCTTCTTTATTTGTAATCTCTGGATAGTATTTATCCCAAACAGCTTTTTCTTCCTCATAGCGTTCATCATCAATTGCCATAAATATCTTTACATAGCGCATCCCTACGCTGTGATTGTTGACGTACCCCTTTGAGTATTGATTAAACATATACGGGTTGCGTTCTCTTTTCACGGTACTGTCAAATACAAGAGCTTGCGTACTGCCTTCTACCTCATAGCCTAGAGATTTCCACGTCATTGTTTTAGTAAAAGCTTTTAAATCATCACCTGACGCTATAATGCTGCTAAATTCATTGCTCTTATGCTCTTGAATATGCATCAATCGTTTGTTCTCTTTTAAAGACTTTTTCCAAAGACCGGGGATATGCACATCCTTGTGACTATCCATGATATTGGTAGTGTTTATAATAGCTCTTACTTTAATTTCATTCTCATTAGAAACAGGGGCGTCAGCCTTTAACACATCACCCTTTGAGTTAGTTATTGGTGTACTGTATTCCAATCCATCAGCTTCCTTTAAAACACTCATCTTTTGAGCAATCAAAGTGCTTTTGTTGGCTACCATAAAGTCGATTAACTCTGACTTACTTTGAAAGTTTGGTATTTCTAGTTTTTTCATGATTTTTATAAATTAATTCTCCCGTAATTATTTTGGAGGTTTTCATTTCCTTTAGCTTCTCAATTGATTCTTTTGTTAGATTAGTCTTCATTCGTTATAGATATTCCTTGATTATCAAATAATGCTTCAATGGTAGCTGTGTCCATTTCAGCACGTACGAGCTTTTCGTATGCGGTTGCTATCCGTAAAACTTTATCAGCCTTCTTCTGTTCTGTATGCTGCATAACAGGCATATTTTTAAACGTAACTTTGATTGGAGTGTCCTCTAATTCAAAGTAGGACGTCCAACTGTTCGCTAGATCATCTGCTACGGGCTGCATTACATTCTGTACAAAACCAATAAGCGCTTCTTTTTGATTTTCAAAGGTTGCACCATTCTTATGTGCGGAATATAATTCGTTTGGAATGCCAAATATCTCACGTACTAGCGTAGCGTTGGTTGCGATACTTTCCTCGAACCCTAAATCTGAATGTTTAATGTGGTACGACTCCCAGAATAAAGGTGTGTTAGTCGCTATGCTTCTGCGTTTCCCTGCCCCAAATCCGTAACTATTTATTAATTTTGACTCAACTTGATTTTTATCGTCAGTATCTAAGGGTAATGAAGACCCTAATTTACCTTTCTCCCCACCACTAAAACCTTCTCTACCATTCGATTGAATTATAACATTCTCCGCATCCCCTACAAGCCCTATATTAGACACTTGCTTAATCACTGCGTCTAGCTTACTCTTACCTGTGATTGCGCCATACTCTGTAGCTTCTAGCCCGTTGGTTACATCATAAAAGGGAATAATACTATTGAGTTTAAATAATCTTACCTTGTCTGTCTCGTCCGTATACTTAAAATTCTGCTCAAAGTAGGCGTCAACTTCTGATTTATCAACCATTAAGGGTGATAACATATCGTCTGGAAAATCAATGTTTCCGCTATTCAGATTGTATAGATAGTCTGGCGTAAAACCCATGGCCCCGTAAGGCTTTTGGTACACATAACCAAATACACACTTAAACCATTCAAATTGTTTTAGTAAATCTTGTTTCGATTGTAAAGGGTTGGGGTTATTAATTAGTTCAATAACTTCATGGTCTGTTTCCATCTCACCATTAGCACCCTCAATATAGAACTCTGCTTGGGATAGTATTTGCGCCCGTATAGAGATACAAGCAGAAACAACAGGGTTATTGGTTGCGATTTTAAGTTTGTCGCCTCCTAAGAAATTAGCATTCCTTTTTAAGTTGAAATGTGACCCGTCTTTATACCTGATATAACCTATTGCCCCTAAAGCTCTGTCAATCAAACCCATTTGTAAAATCCATTTTTCTAGGATACCCAAATATAATTCACTAAAAGCTTTGGACTTAATCTAAATGTTACTCGAAGTTTCTCTTGTAGAAGTCTTGCGCCACATGAGACAGTAGTGTGATACTGTCGGGTGCATCATCATGCTTGGCTTTTCCATCCTTAGTGTAAGAAAATAGTTGCTTCATTGCTTTGTCGTAATCGCTGCCAGCTGTATAATCACTCCTAAAAACAAAGTGTGTCCGTACAAAGTGTGAGTTCTGTATAATTCTAGAATGTTTATTAGACGTTTGGAAGACACCGATTAATTTTGTTTGTGAAGTTGTGTTTTTCTGAACGTCTTTGTAAAATAATGAACCGTGATTATTAGTTTCAATAGCGCAAAAGTTAAGCCCATTGTTTTTAATTAATCGTGTAGATTCTGGGATAGTGTACTCAGTATTTTCTCTAGTGAATAGCCAGTCTGTTACGTATATCTTAGAGCCAATCACATATCCCATTGGAAAGCTCAAGAAGTCCATACCTTCGTCTGCTACATCAATAGCACCGATACGCCCCTCTATCCTATTTTCGTCAAAGTCATTGCCTTGGAAGTACTCGAAGTCTGATTTTAAGAATACCAATCCTTTTTGAGGCTTGGGGTCTTGCTGATACTGATTCTCAAATACTAATTCATTAACTAGTTTAAGCTTCATCAACTCCTCAATAGTGTGTTTGAATGACCATAACGCTTTGCCATCTTCACTAATAGCAGGCATCATTAACACTTCCCATTCGTCAGGTTCTAAGTCTATAAGATA